ATGGAGAATAGTAAAACAGGAAAAGCGGCGGAGGCGGACGTGATTATTGGAGTAGGATTTAGAAATCAATTAGACATAGACCAGGATATACGAAGTATCGCTGTGAGTAAAAATAAAATAACAGGATGGCACGGCAAGATAACATGCAAGATTATTCCAGAATTATCGAGGTACATAGATTGATTACAGTATTTGACATAGAGACATCCTTTCAAATGGTAGATGGTAAACCAGACCCATCTCCTAAGCATCCAGAAAACTTTATTGTAAGTATGGGTATCAATGAGGAATATTTCTTTTTTAATCATAAGGAATATCCCCACTATAAACCAATAGTTAATGAAAAGATTCAAGATATACTGGATAAAACAACACTACTTGTTGGCCATAACATAAAATTTGATTTACTGTGGCTATGGGAGATAGGTTTTAAATACGATGGACGTATTTATGACACCATGATTGGTGAATATGTTCTGGGACGGGGAACAAGGCAAAGTTTACGATTAAAAGACTGCTGTTTAAGGCATGGAGTCAGTCAAAAATCGGATGCAACGGAACAATATATAAAAGATGGTGTATCATTTGAAAAAATTCCCATAAAAATTGTGGAAGAATATGGAAGGCAGGATGTCATTGCCACAAACGCATTGTTCCAATCTCAAATGAATGACTTTAAATTACCTCGCAATAAAGGATTGCTTAAGACTGTAAAAATGATGTGTAAATTTTGTGTCGTTCTTACAACAATGGAAAATAATGGCATTAAGATTAATTTAAAAGAATTAAACGAGGTTGAACAGGAATTTCAGGATGAATATGATAAATTACGCATAGAAATAGATGAAATAATTCATGACAAAATGGGGGATACAAAAATAAATCCTGCCAGTCCAGAACAATTATCCATGCTGATTTATGGAACAAAAGTGATTGATAAAAAGGGATGGATTGGGGAGTTTAATATTGGTATAGATAAGTATACTAAAAAATCAAAGAAACGTCCTAGAATGACAAAATTTGAATTTAAAAAAACATTAATGATGTATCTTGTTCCTATTTATAAAACAAAGGCATCACAATGCCCGGAATGTCTGGGAAAAGGATATGTTCAGAAGATAAAAGTTAATGGCGACCCGTATAAAAATATGTCAAGATGCCCTAAATGCAAGACAGAGGGTGTCATCTATACTAGAACCCAACAAAATGAAAGAGCGGGATTCAGGGCACGAGCACAATTCGTATCTGATGCATCTGAGGGTGGTTTTAAAACTGACAGGTTGACTCTCCTTAGAATCGCTGGACAGAATGAAGAATTACAGAAATTTGTTAAAAAAATAACACGGTATAACGCACTGGAAACTTATTTAAACACGTTTGTGGAGGGGATTAAAAAGCATACAAAATCAAATGGATTTTTATATCCTAATTTCATGCAATGCATCACCCGCACGGGCAGGCTGTCAAGTCGTGACCCTAATTTCCAAAATCAACCCCGTGGTGGTACATTTCCCATTCGTAAAGTCATCACTTCCCGATTTGAAAATGGCAGGATAGCGGAAATAGATTTTGCTCAACTGGAATTCAGAACGGCCGTATTTCTGGCACAGGATGAACAGGGCATGAAAGACATAGCTAATGGCGTTGATGTTCATCAATACACGGCCGATATCATTGGATGTTCAAGACAGGATGCAAAAGGGCATACATTTAAACCCCTATATGGTGGCATGTCAGGAACGGAAGATGAAAAAAGATATTATTCGGCGTTTAAAGAAAAATACAAAGGAATAGCGAAGTGGCATGAAAAATTACAAAATGAGGCCCTTAAATATAAAATGATTACACTCCCTACCGGTAGACAATATGCGTTTCCATCAGTGGAACGAAAGCCGTGGGGTGGTACGAGTTTCTCTACACAGATAAAGAATTATCCTGTGCAGGGATTTGCTACAGGGGACATAGTTCCTTTAGCATGCATTAACATACAGGAATTAGTTAATAAGCATAAACTAAGGAGTATGTTAATCAACACGGTGCACGATTCGGTTGTGGCTGATATTCATCCAGATGAAGAGGATATGATGATAAAACTGATGCATACAGGTTCATTACAGGTAGTAGATTCACTAAAGGAAACCTATGGCATAGATTTCAACATCCCTCTTGATACTGAAATAAAAATTGGTCACAACTGGCTTGATTTGCATTTAACCACTTGACATTGTCAGCAGATATGCTACAAGTAAATAAATAAATATACATGGAGGTATATAAATGACTAACGAATTACAACAATATGATTCCTTATCAAAGGAAGAAATAATGCGTCTAACGGGTCAGGAAGATGATTCCGGTTCAGGCTCATTAATACTACCCAAACTTGCTATTAATAGAGTAGGTGAGGATGATGACGGCAATAAGCTGGAAGTGGGCACATACACCATTTATGACACTGTATCAGAGCAAAAAGTGTACAGTAAAAAAAGCAATGGCAACGTCCTGTTCAGACCGTTCATCAGAGGTTATCAGTATATGGAATACAGTCCAGATGAGAATAACTACCCATCACAATCCGTCATCTTCAAATCCTGGAAAGAGGAAGCGATAGATACGAATGGTGGACTTAAATGTGGTAAGGTCGCCTTTAAAGAGTTGAACACTCTGACGAATGAAGAAGCGGCACGACAAAAAAACATTAAATGCTACACCTTGGTGTATGGCTTGTTGAACATGCATGCTGTCACGGGAAGTGGTAAAAGTGTGAACATTGAGGAGCTACCTTGTTTATGGAGAGTAACGGGAATGAATTTCAGACCTGTCAATGAATCCGTAAAGGGAATTAAAAATCGTGGTAAACTCATTCAGAACACCAATTTGATTCTTTCTACAAAAAGAAAAAAACATGGTACGAATGTGTATTACATGACGAACATCTCTGTTGATGACAAGCAGGTGGAATTTACTAAGAAAGATTTATCCACGATGGAAATGTTTGCGGAAATAATCAATGAAGAAAATAAAAGGGTTGTTGATGCGTGGAAAGACGTACAGAAAAGTAAATCGACAACCATTGATGCGGATACCATGAACGTGGTGAAGGAAGTGTCACCCGAAGAAGCATTGGCGTCATAATGTCTGATTTTATCTTAGGTAAAATCCAAATGTTTTTAGCGGAGGCGAATAAAGCCTCCGTTAAGGTATCGGATAAATTAATTGAAGAATTTGGAAACGCCTGTAAGGAGGCGTTTAAAAAACAGTTCACGGAGGAGAGAAGTAAAAAATTCACTTATCGAATGTCCAACATAGGACAACCTCTTTGTCAACTGCAAATGAGAAAACGGGGGGAGAATGCTGAGACAATTCCTTATAACGCCAAGATGCGTAATTTATTCGGGGATTTAATTGAGGCATCCGCCATTACTATCATGAAAGCGGCGGGAATTGAGATAAAAGACATACAAAAAAAAGTCACGCATGAATTTAATGGAAAGAAAATTAATGGCACGATGGACGTTAAAATTAATGATAAGGTATGGGACATAAAAAGTGCCTCTCCGTATTCCTTTGACAATAAGTTCGGGGAAAATGGGGGATTTGACGCCATAAAAAAAGATGACGCTTTTGGATACATAGCACAAGGTTTCATGTATGGAGAAGCCGATAAGTCTGATTTTGGTGGATGGATTGTCATTAATAAGTCAACGGGAGAATGGTGCATGACGGAAGTTCCATTAAGTGATGACTCAAAGGAAGCTACCGTTCAGAAAGTGGAAGAAAAAATAGAGAAACTAGAGGCTGATGAACCATTTGAAAGGTGCTTTACTGATAATGAGGAATATTTTTATAAAAAACCTACAGGAAACAGGGTATTAGGCATAACTTGCAGTTTCTGTCCGTATAAAAAACCATGCTGGGGGAATAAGCTGCATTATCTGCCGCAACAACAATCAAAGGGCAAGAATCCAAGATGGGTATGGTATACTGAAATAAATAATCCACGACCTGATGAAGACTAAAAGTAAAAAGGCAAAAGGAAGAAGACTGCAGAATTGGGTTCGTGATGAACTGTTAAAAAGATTTCCCAAGCTGACTGATGATGATGTTGTGTGTGCTATAATGGGAGAGAGGGGGATAGATGTTAAGCTATCCAGTAGAGCAAAAAAATTTATCCCCTTTGCCATTGAATGCAAGAATCAGGAAACATTTAAAAATTTATATAAAGCTTACGGGCAATCATGCTATAATTCAAAAAAAAAATTAGAGCCTATAGTTTTTGTTAAAATGAATCAACAGGAACCTTTAGTGGTGCTTGACGCTAAATACTTTTTAGATGGATTGGGATAAAAAAATGAAAAATAATGGACAACAACAAATAAATATGGAAAATACAATATCAATAGCAATTTATCCAGCAGATGGGGGTTTTGCGTGTGCCGTTATAGAAAAGGAAATGCCAATTATGACTCATGAATATACCGTTGCTTTAACCATTGCTTATGGCATGGTTAAAATGGCTTTAGAGGTACCTGATATTATATTTGATGAGGGGGTGGAAGCAATGACACGACCTTCTGAGAATAAGTCCATTAAAATTGTGGATATAATTAAAAAACGAAAGTTACATTAGGAGAAACTATGACAGACTATACTGTATCATTTAATTTAAGTTTTGAGATGTAGAATGGAAAAAACAAAAGAATTTTTAGAAAAGGCTAATGCATTAATTACAGGAAACAGAGAAAAAGATTATGGAGATAAGGTTCATAATCATAATAATATTGCCAAGTTATGGTCAGCATACTTGGATACATACATAACGGCCCATGACGTGGCCATCATGATGACTTTGTTAAAAATTGCAAGAACGAAATTGGGTGCCGTCAGTGAAGACACTTACATCGACATGGCCGCATACGGTGCCATAGCAGGAGAGATAAAATTTAAAAAAGATGAAAAAGAATCGGAGGGGGAGAGAAGAGGAAAAGAAACATGGGAGCATGTTAAAAATTTAAACAAAAAAACACAAGGAGGAGAACATGGAAAATAATTTCATCATCACGGAAAAACAACTGCAAGTCATACTGCGGTATTTGTTTACAAGACCGTATAATGAAGTCGTGTCATTCATACAAATTCTGGGACAACTGCCAAAACTTGACCCTAAGATAAACCC